TATTTGACCCTGAAGGTGCTCTTCCTGCTGTTCTATCTTGGGCAGTTGAAGGTGCAATTAAGCTTCTTGGCTCGAGTGCGCGTGACTCTCTTGGTTGGTGTACTGCTGTGTCTGAGGCTGCAGACATTTATCGTAAGAACGAAGATCGTATTGGTATCTTCTTAAATGAAGAAACAAGAGAATCTGAAGGTGCTCGTTTACCTATTAAGGCTCTATACGCAGTTTATCGCTTATGGAGTGAAGAACGTGGTGAACGCGCCATGACGCAGATTGCATTCCAAAGAAAGATATCTGACCGTGGTCACGATATTACAGGTCTTGGCTCAAGGGCAGAAATTGTTGGAAGAGTACTTATTCCACGTGCTGTGCCTACAGGTGACGTTGACTGGGCAAGCGCAACAAGATTTGCAAGAGGTTAGGACAGTATATGGGAGATAGCGCAGAATCATGGCAAATGCCTTGGAGTCAGATGTCTCAAATTCGCACGGAGATTGAGTCAGAACTTCGTAGTAAGATATCAAGCGAGATATCCGCGTACTCTGCTATAGCTTTAGAACGTGGAATATCAAACTACTTTATTAGCGGACTAGATGTGGCAGCTAATATAGCACTGTTAGGACTGCCACAAAGAGAAAGAAAACAAGAGGAGACAGATAATGAATGAAGAAGAGATAGTCGACGCAGAGATTATAGAAGGAATAGAAGTTCCGCGCAACGAGGACGTGGTTGAAGCTATAGAACATGGAATGAAAAACATGTATTTAAGTGGGCCAATGGACGGAATTGAAAACTACAACCACGACCTGTTCAACAGAATTGCCCAGGAGTTTAGAGCTGTAGGCTTTATGGTATGCTCTCCTTCAGAATTTTTTGATGGAGATAAGACTAAGCAACGCAAAGAATACATGAGAGAAGCTATCAAGTATTTACTTGAAGCTGACACAATTGTACTTCTACCAGGGTGGGAAGAAAGCAAAGGCGCACGCCTTGAGGCTACAATTGCCACAGAGTTAGATCTTACCATAATGGAGTACGTAGAAAACGACGAGCAAGCAGCTAAACTACCACCAGTTGGCGGAACACTGTCTTCTATGGAAGAAATCAAGCAGGCGGAAGGTTTTCATAACCTAACTCTTGTAGATGAAGAAGGAAATGATCTACCTGCAAATCTAGGTTCTTTTACCACTGTAGAGGAAAAATAAGAAACCTGCAATAAAAGACGCCAAAGTACACGGTGTAGGTATATAGTACAAACAGGATTAACTGTGTACTTGGGAGAGAGACACGAATCCTAAGGGCCTGAGGAATCAGGCCCTTCTCCTATTTTGTCAGCCTTTAAGAAGTTTAATGTTTTACGAATAGTAGACCCATGCCACTTTCCACCTAATGCTGTTGGAACATTTTGAGCATTTAGTTGACGAGCTGTTTCATGATATGAAACACCTTTATCTCGCAGTTCTGTGATGATCTTTATCGCCTCGTCTGAGATTTTACTTTTAGGTCCAAGATCTACTCCCCAGTTCTGTCCAGTCTCGCGACGATACTTGTGCACTGACTTTTGTCGCTCTGAGATTATAGATCTTTCCATCTCTGCAAGTGCAGACATGATTGTTACAACAAATCGTCCTTGATACGTCGATGTATCGAGGTTGAGATCTAGCATTACTAAACGCCAACCCTTCTGATTAGCTCTGTCGATAATGTTTAAGAAGTCCTTTGTGGAACGTGCTAGGCGGTCTACACGGGTAACAATTAGCGCCGAGGCTGTTCCATTGTCTAATCTTTCAAGAGCTCCACGCAGGGCTGGACGACCTTTAATTGACTTACCAGAGCGCCCTTCCTCACGGACAAGTTCCATCTCGGTGTAGCCAGCAAACGTGGCTGCTGCCCTAAGTTCTCTCTCCTGAGCGTCCAAAGACATGCCATCTGTAGCCTGCATCTGCGTAGAAACACGTGCGTAAAGTAGCGCTATACCTGCTGTCATAAATTCTCCATATTCATCAAATTCCGCATGAATGTACAATTCTTTACCCGTAAAACTAGTGTACACCCTTTTGGTTAAACGTGTATGATTATAGCAGGGTTTTAGCCACCTTAACGACGTAAAACACCCAGTACACTTGCTAGATACGGAATACAATTGTAGCATGTCCCATAAGGTAAAAGATAAAGTAAGTCTCACCTGTAAGCAGGGTTCTACCTTTACACGTCACATTACTTACAAGAGCAATGGTGTAATAGTTAACCTTACAGGTTACACCGCAAGGATGCAGGTTCGTCCTTCATACGCCTATGAGTCATCAGTTGTGATAGTAGATCTAACTACTGGTAGCGGAATAACAATAGACGGAGAGCATGGCGCAATTGACCTAGCTATCACCGCAAGTGCAACCGCAGCTATCACCGCAGGCAACTACGTGTATGACCTTGAGGTTGTAGCTCCAGGCGGAACAGTTACAAGATTATTAGAAGGACCTTTCATCGTTACACCGGAGGTGACACTATAATGGCTGACATTGAAATAGAGATCTCGAATCAAGGACCGCAAGGTGCACAAGGACCGACTGGCCCAACGGGTCCTCTAGGACCAACTGGACCTTCAGGAGGGGCAACCGGACCGACTGGTCCACAGGGACCGACAGGTCCTGGGCTATCAGTCGTATCTGTTCCTGCCACTGCGACGTCGTCTGGAACTGTAGGACAAATCGCATGGAGTAATACCTATCTTTACGTGTGTGTAGCAAGCAACACATGGATTCGTGTCTCTAGAGCGGCCTGGAACTAAGACTTCCGTGTAAGACTTCCGTGTGGGAGTTAAGAAGTTGAAAGCTAAACAAAATAAGGCTTTTTTGAAGTTCCGCTTTAATTGTACATTTTGGCGCTAAGAGGCGATATAATAACCTATTGCCCTAAAGGCGTAGGTCGCAGCCAGTTGGAAAGTCTAACGTAAGAGCATAAGTCTATAAAACCCTACAAATGAAGAAGGCATATCGTCCTGAACATGACGTACAACTGTTATCCCGAACGGCCTTAGGTGATATGCATACTATGCACAATCATCACCGCAAAAAGGTTAGAGTGCTAGACGCTGGTTAGGTAGCCAATGTCGGGGTAGGTGAAGACACATGGGGCGCTTTGAAGTCATAAAAGCGTTGACCTAATAACAGGGGAGATAACTTTAAGGTTATCATTATGAAGTCCCCGCCAGCGTCTAGCTCGGCCTGTCGTCTTTCTTAATGCAGTCAACGCAGTAGCTATAAGCCTTCCACGTATTTGGTTCCATCTTTGTTACGTATGCAGGGTTATCGCAAAAAGAACAAGTCATATTAAGCGCAGTGTTGTCCTGGGCAACCTTGAACAGGGCAGCGAGGATTTCCATTGTTGCCTTGGCTTTCTGTTCTAAGCTCTCCGCAGAATGGACAGTTGTCTACGCGATCTTCTGGCAGTTTATTTATCATTTCTTTACCTTACGCTCCCAGCGGGTTCCCTCTTGAACAAGACCATCTTTGTCACTATCTTTGGCGTTTGGCTTATACCCTTGAGAGATCTTTTTAAGCAAACGATCTTCTCGATAAGCAACAACACCAATAACAAGACACATTGCAAGATACCAAAGAACTACTTCTTTCATTGCATTCCCTCCACAAAATCTGATAACTCAGCGATAAGCGCTGGCAAAGGTTTTGCCCCCGTAATCGTGTGTACTACCATACCATTAACAAACAGCATTAAGGTAGGAATTGAACCGATATTTAGTGAGGCAGTCAACCCTGAGCTGTCATCAACGTTAACCTTGACTACCTTTAACAAGCTTGAGTTTTCCGCCGCAAGTTGCTCTAATATAGGAAGCATCACCTTACAAGGATTACACCATTCTGCCCAGAAATCAACGAGAACAGGGGTAGGGGAAAGAAGAACATCCTGGGCAAAGGTGCGTGAGCTGGATTCAGTAATCATTGGCGTATCCTATCAAAGCCTAAAAAGCATGATAAAGTTACAACCATGGAAAGACATGAACGCCCTTGGGGCTACTATGAGATTCTGGCGACTGATAACATGACCCAGATCAAGAAACTTGTAGTTCGCGACCAACAACAACTTAGCCTTCAAACACACGAACAGCGTGATGAATACTGGTTTATCTCGTCTGGAATTGCTTTTATAACAGTAGATGACTACGAGGAATCTTTCACCGCAGGCATGACACTACAGATACTTCGAGGAGAGAAACATCGAGTAAAGTCTCTTCAGGGAGATCTAGTGCTTTATGAGGTGCAGGTAGGTTCATACCTTGGTGAAGATGACATCGTTAGGTATGAAGATAATTACGGAAGAGCTTAACTCTTTTACTAAATTCCGTTCTCTTCCATATATCTTAAACGCTCAACAATATCTTTAGGCAGGTCTTTAGCTTCTAATCTGTTTATATTAGTTTTAATCTCCAGTTTAGTTATACGCTTCTTCAATGGCTTAAGCATATGTAAGACTAGTACAAAGTCTGCTAGAAGACCAACGCCTAGTCCAAGTAAAAACCAAAGTACTTCCATTATTCATCTTCATCGTCAGGTATTAACTCGGGCTTCTTTGGATCAATCATGTGAGCTATTGAAAGAATAGATGCTTTAACAAAATACTCTTCATCGTTTTGAGGATCTACGTTCTCTGCCATAAACTGCACATAGTTGGCAACAGTAGTAAGCGCTGCCTCGGCTTCTTCGATGTAAGATATCTGAACAGTCGGTGCAAGATCTTCATATTTGGGAAGGCCGTCTGTTCCAGCATACTCATATATGGCCTTGGCTGTGTCATTGGTTAGCTTTGGTATGGACATGTGTTTATAATATACTAATAACTCTAAAAGTACACGCCTCGTTGGTCTAGCGGTTTAGGACGCCTCCCTCTCACGGAGGAGATCGTGGGTTCGAATCCCATACGAGGTACATGGCAATTCCGCAGAGTGCTCCGACAGTACCAGGGCGGAGCTGTGACGGGTGCACAAAATGTTGTGAAGGTTGGCTGTCCGCAGACATAGTATTTGACCGTAGGCTACTTCCACTACTTCCAGATGACGGAAGAATCACAGATAGACTAGTACATCGAATGGAACCAGGAAATCCTTGCTTGTTTGTTGAGAAGGATAAAGGCTGTAACGCATACACTGCTCGTCCGTATAATCCATGCGTGCAGTTTCGCTGTCACTACCTTGTCGATAAGGCAGTTCCTGAGTCAATGAAACCAAGCAAATCAAACGTCATACTTAGTGTTGAAGAAATTGACGGAGAAGAATTTATTCGTGCAACGGAAGCTGGAAAAAAGATGGAGGCAGAACACGCCCTATGGGTAGTAGGTCTTTACATAAACAACTCAGTGAATGTTTGTTTTACTGTAGATGGTAGATTTTATTACCTCGGAAGCCCTAAGTTTATAAAAGCAATATCAGAAAAGTATCCTACTCAGAATATCCTATAGTCCAAGCGCTTTTTTCCGAGCGCGATATTGACGCATGT